AAGGTCGCTCCCGAAGCCGATGCTTTCACCTTCGCTACTCTCGCCGGTCTGTCCGGTGTGACCGCTCCGGCTGCTGCCGATCTGGCAAGCACCGCCGCATTTCTCGCCGCGCTCCGTGCCGCTGTTGATCAGATGGACAACGACGAAGTCCCGGCGGAAGGCCGTTACCTCTACGCCACCCCGACCCTGATCAACGGCATCCAGGATCTGGACACCACCAAGTCCAAGGCCATCTTTGACGGCTTTGCCAAGGTCGTGAAGGTCCCGAAGACCCGCTTCATCAGCGCCATCGACCTGCAGTCCGGCCGTGCCGACGATTCCTACGCAGGCCATTACGTCCCGGCTTCCGGTGCCAAGTGGCTGAACTTCATGATCGTCTACAAGCCTGCGGTCATCAAGTATGACAAGCACGTCGCCTCTGCCCTGATCCCGCCGGAACAGAACCAGACCGCTGACGCGTATCTGCTGAAGTACCGCAAGTACGGTATCGTGGACGCCTACTACAACCAGAGAGCTGGCATCTACGTCCACAGCTCCAACACCGCCGCCAGCTTCCCGTCCGCATAAGGTGACAAGATGGCGACAAGGGTCGGAATGAAGCCGAAGAAGGAGCCGGTAGCCATCCCGGCTCCCGCCGAAGCGCCTGAACCGGCGGAAGCGCCGAAGAAGGTGACGAAACGGGGACGGAAAAAGGCTGAGAAATGAAGATCAGGATCTGCCGTGTCTTCGACCATCAGCATAAGTCCAGAGCCTATCGTGAAGCGCTGGCGGATGCCGGTTACTACTTCACCGAAAGGCATTACTGCCAGGGTGTTAAGTTCTTCCTGAGCGACGCAGACTGGCGCGAGGACATGATGGACGAAGCGCGAACCAAAGGGATCCCGGTCTTTCTCTACCCTCACGCCGCCCGGCCGATGGTCCAGTACGACGGCTGTGTTGAACCGAAACCGGTCCGCTGCATGTTCACACAGGCTCCCGGCGGGGCTGAACTGATGAAGCGGATCGGATATCCGAATCCTGTGGAAGTGACGGGATGGGCTTTTTCGGGAGTCCGTCCCTTCCGTCCGGCAGTGTCGGTGAAGCGGATCCTGTTCGCCCCGATCCATCCGAACGGCAACGGATACCTGAATCAGGTCGATAAGGACCTGAACGCCAGGACGCTGGAGCGGCTGGAGGCCTACTGCGCCGAAACAGGTGCCCAGCTGTCCGTCAGGCTGATCGGTATGCCTCAGCATGGCGGGATGAAGTTCGGGGAGAACACCGAAGTCCATGCCGGGAAGAAGAACAACTCCTCCCTGGACATGGAGACCGCTGATGTGGTGGTCGCTCATCAGACGTTCGCCTACATCGCTGTGGCGCTGGGGATCCCGACCGTCATGATGGGCGAGGATGTGCCGCCCAGATCGGGAAACACCGAAGCAGGCTTCTGCTACGTCGACCACTGGGACGATTACAAGGATTACCTGATGTTCCCGCTGGACATCCTCAACGGAGATCCCGCGGAAGTCATCGGGAAGGCCGTTTCGACGGATGAGCCGATCAGGGAGTGGCGTGACCGCTTCATCGGAGAGCCTTTTGACGGCCCGAAGTTCGTGAAAACACTGGAGAGCTACCTATGAGTTATACACCGACTGCAGCTGAAATTACCCAGCTCCGGCGCATGACCGGCGAGTATCCGGCGTCATCGTCTTCGTACACCGACGCGGATCTGACGCAGGTGATCGCCGATCGGAATGGTGATCTCCATGCTGCCGCCTTTGACGTATGGACATGGAAAGCCGCTGCAGTGGCCGGTCTGTTTGACTGGTCTGCGGATGGCGGTGAGTACAAGCAGAGCGTCCTCTATGACCGCTATCTGGCGAACGCGGAAGCCGAAAAGGCGCAGTCCGCGCTCCTGTGCGGGATGATCATTGACCCAACGCTTGAGAAGGTGGAAGAATGATCTTCGACGCGGCGACTCTCGCAAGTCTGCGGAAGACGCAGGAAGATCACATGCAGGACGTCTGCATGATCTACCGCCTCGAGTCCAGGACGAAAAACTCCCGCGGGGAAGCGGTCAAGTCCTTCGACAAGGGAACCGAGAGTATCTGCGGTGTGAATCTGAGCCCGGAAGCGTCAAACAGTTCCGGATCCTACACCATGTCGCAGATCAACGTGATCCTCCGCCTCCCGCACGGGACGGAAGTAAAGCCCGGCGACGAGATCGAGATCACGAAGCGCTACGGTGAGGCCATCACCGCGCAGCGCTACGAGGTGGACCGTTTCACCGATGTGGGACCGTCCGGCGGACGGGCATACCTGAAGGTGAGGACGATCGCATGAGTACGGTGACCTACGACGTCAAGATCAACGGTGTCGACCAGATGCTGTCGAATCTGATGAAGATCGACCAGGGGATCCGCAGTCAGGTAGCTTTGGAAGCAGTCCAGGAGGGCGCTTCCATCATCCAGACAAGAGGGATGCAGAACGCTCCTGTGAAGACCAGTGCCCTGAAAAACAGCTTCCGCACTGAAAGCCATGCCACCGCTACCGGTGCTGTGGCGGAAGTCGGTCCGCATGTGATCTATGCACGGATCCAGGAGCTGGGCGGCAACACCGGACGCGGTCACAAGACCCATATCACGGGGAAGTTCTATCTCTCTCGTGCGGTCGAAGAAACTCGGGACCAGGTCTCAAACGTAATGGCTCAGACCATCCGGGACTACCTGAAGTGAGGCACTGATGGACATTTACGAAGCTACGCAGAAACTCCTGACGGACGCTCTTCCGGGTGTGAACGTCAGCGCCTATGTGCTGACTTACGATGCTGTGAAGGACCAGTTCGTCCTGCCGGAGTTTCCGGCAGTCACGTACAACTACGCAGCTATGACGCCGATCGTGGCGCATGACATCACATCGAACCTGTACCGGATCAATCTGGACATTGAAGTCTGGGGAGATCTGGGACAGATCGATAAGAATGCCTGGACCGTGACGGATGCGCTCAATGCCAGACGGATCACCGTCGGGAACGTAGAATTCACGCTCGTGATGATCGAGAGCCGTGACATCACTGAATTGGGGCTTGACTTCAAGAGGCGCTACATGCGCTTTACCGGCCTTGCCGACATCGCCGCTGAGGACGTCAGCAACTAAGAAGAATGAACGCCGCGATGGCGGCGAAGGAGTAAGACATGAAATCTAATTTCGGAACCTTGCTGAAGATCGGGAGCGGTGCGACTGCTCCTTATACCTACACCGACATCTACGGTGTTTATCTGGTTCCTCCGATCGAGTCCGAACAGGAAAAGATCGAAGTGACCCATCATGATCAGGACAGCCCTTATCGGAAATATATCCCGAGCGGCCTGATCGACCCGGGTGACTATACTTTCGAGATGCGCTCTGACCGCTCCCAGACTACGCAGCAGTCTATCTATAGCCTTTATAAGAGTGGTGACCTCGGCCACTTCCAGATCGTCCACACCGACGGCCTGACGCAGTCTTTTAGCGCTTATGTAACGGGCATGACGTATAACGAAGCCGACGCGACTTCTCCAGAACCGACCAACATCACCGTGGAGAGCCTCTAAGGGAGGGTTATGGCTTTTCTGACAAAAACCGCGATCCTGGCTGCCGATGACTTCAAGTACGCTGTGGTGTCCTGTCCCGAATGGGGCGGGGACATCCGTGTTCGTGGTCTGACCGCTGCAGAACAGGCCAGAGTTGCCCGAATGGTCAACGAAGGCAAGACAGACGACATTGCCGTGGTAGTCACCATCATGGGATGTGTGGATGAGGATGGAGAACGGATCTTCGACAGTTCTGACAAAGAACAGCTGAAAGCTCGTTCCTACGCCGTCCTGGACAGGATCGGGAAGAAGATCCTCGAACTTACCGGATCAGGAGACGCGGACAGCATCGAGGATGCCAGAAAAAACTGATCGCAGACCGGAGGCGCAGATTTGCCCTCCGGTTAGCCCTTCAGCTGGGGTGGCCGAATGTAGACGGAATGCTCCGGGAGATGACCGCCCAGCAGTTCGATGAATGGATCGCGTTCTACCAGCTGGAGCCGTTCGGCCTCGCAGCTGAGGACGCGGAGTGGGCTCACTGGAAAGCGATCTACACAAATTACCATCTGAAGAAGGGGAAGAGGGCACCGAAGCCCGAGAAATTCCTTCTTTTCAGCGAGAAGAAAATGGACGCTTCGGACTATTTCGAAGCAGGTGAAGAAGAGGACTGGTAGAAATGGCAGACAGAGAAATCGGAAATCTTGTTGCAAAACTCGTCCTTGACGTTAAGGACTTCACTAACGGGATCGAATCCGCCAAGGGATCACTACAGTCCATCACAAGAGATAACGCCTGGAAGACCATCGGGAATTCCGCCAAGACGGTCGCAAAAGACATGACCGTCGCGGGCGGCGCGATCGTCTCCACCGCAGGCCTTGCCGCGAAAGCAGCCATAGATTTCGAAGACGCCTTTGCAGGCGTGAAGAAAACAGTTGACTTCCAGGGCACGGAAGAAGAAGCAACCGCTTTCTTCAATTCCCTGGAAGAGGGCATCCGGGAGATGTCCCATAATATGCCCGTTGCCGCGACAGAGATCGCAGGAGTGGCGGAG